CAACATTAACATTAAAAGAATTTATAAAACAAAAAAGGCGGTCTTGCAACCGCCTTCTTCGATCTGGGAGGATCCAGTAATTTTTATGAACCTTGAGATCCGTATACACATCTAGGATCAGAGTAACCAAAGCTGTATCTCTCTCTAGCTTTGTATCTCATATTTCCTGTGTCAAAATCGCCTTCCATGCCAGTAGCAAGGGCAGCTCTTGTGAAGTGTTTAAATCCATTAGGACAATCTGTTTTAATGAACCATGCATCCGTATCTGATAGATAGTGGTTAACTGTGTAACCACCTGGTAGCATACCCATATTTTTCAGAGCGTTAATATCGTTGTCAGCAGTACCAACTCTAAGAGTAGAGTTTAAAACTCTATCAGCTACGAATTGAATGTTTACTGGGATAATTAATTTTCTTCCCTGCATTGCAATTTTTAGTCCTCTTTCGTCGATAAAGCCTGCAATATCAATCATTGCTTGCTCTAATGAGGTTTCGTTAATATCAGCATCAGTTGAACTTCTATTTGAGAAATTGCCACCTAGTGCTGTTGGGTGAGTAGTGTTTACTAATGTAACACCATCACCGCCAGTTGTTGCAAATGCTGTATTTAATATATCAGCACCTTTAACTTGTTTTGTATACGCCATTGAACGAGCCAATGATTTTGTATAACGAGCAGATAAAGTATCATATAAATTATCTTCGACTGCTTCTTCAGTTAAAGCGAATGCTAGTGCAATTGTTTCATGCACGTATCTAGCAGTAAAAGATTCAGAAGCGGTATCAAAACCAACTGCTGCACCTTCCGCTTTTACAGAAGCTTCGCCAAAGCCAACCAACATAACCTCTTCTTCGAATGCTCTATCACTAGATTCATTGTCGAAGATTTCTGCGGCCTCGTTTTCATAACGTGCGTACTCTAGTCCAAACAGGGCGTTTAAACCAGGTTCTAGCTCTTTAGCTAGTTGTGCTCTACTTATAGCCATTCTAGTCTCCTATTAGTTTATTCCTGTCGCTGTGTTAAAGAAATGTACGTTAAGTTTAACTATCGCTAATCGACCAGCAACGGTTGCGTCATCATTGCTAGGAGAATCTTCGAAACCGAGAATTCTCAAGTTAAGGGAGGCTGTAGTGTTTGCTGTACTTACTGCTAACTCGCCATAGCCATAACCAGAAGTTGTACTTCCAGTTATACTTGTAGCCCAGTTTGCATTAGCAAAAACTAGTCCGTCGGCTGCCGCCGCATCACAATTCACTAAGAATAGTTGATTTGGATCATCTATTACATAACCAGTTACTGCTGTACTTGCTTTACAAGAAGCCGTGCCTGGATAATAAGCTGACCATGTTGGCGTGCCGTCTAGTGCTGTATATTTACAGCCCATAAAAACACCGAGATATGGTACTGTGCCACCTGCTGCTGCACCGGCATAACTAATTAATCCATTGGCTAAAGGTATTACCCCTTGTCCTGTAAAAATTTCATTAGCAACACCTGCTGTATCAGCAGTTTGAATAGCATAAGCATTCATACCTTGGGTATTATATGAAGAGCCTTCTCTTACGAAAGGTCGTAATCCGAAAGCAGCATCTATATTTGCCATAATATGTCTCCTTTAGACTCTGGTAGAAGACATAGGCCTTACTTATTTAAGACTTTTTGTTTCCACCAAATTCAACCCTACTGCGTTTCTCTTTCGAGATTGGCATAGAAGGGTGCTCGTCCTTCATGAGATCATTATCAATGGAATCTTGTTTTCCTTTAGTAAGTTCTTGAAAATAAGCATCCCTATCTTCCTTAACTTCTATAGGACAGCGCATCAATAATAATCCTCCTACTCCGATAACACCTTTGTATTTTCCATCATTAATAGACGGAAGATCCATTCTGTCAGGATACTCATCTTTTCTTACAAATTCATATCCAGATCGTAAACGAGCCATAATGTTTTTTTCATCTTGTTCGCCACGAAATTCAGACCTAACCCACCGATGGTGAAAACCTTCGGGTGGTTCTGGTGCTTCTAAGCTAGAAGGAGGAACCCATCCTCTCTTACGAGCTTTCTTTTCACGGGTTTCAATTTTGCGTGTGGATTTCTTTAATTTTTCAGTCATATTACGCCTCCTTCACGTGTTTTGCGTATTCTTCCAATGGCACATTGAGTCTTTTCGCTATTGCTATTTGTGAAGGTGTGAGCTTCACTACTCGGCGTCCAGATTTTGTTTTTCGTACGGCCGACGCTACAGTCTGAACGGGCTGTTTCGTTTCGGTTTTCTTCTCCTCCATAGATCTAGTACCACTAAATTTATGAGGAAACTCTTTTCTCATTCGAGAATCAACTTCTTTATAATACTCATTTGACGTTGGGTCAAATCCTTCTTCATGAACAAGTTGTGTATGTAACTCCATAGCTGCTCCTGTCATCATCCGATCAGCACCAAACCACTCATTTCTTGTCGCCCATTCCTCTGCACGAGGATCATAAGATGGTTGTTCAGCATACTCTTGCTGTGGAGCTTGTTGTTGAATAGGTTGTGGAGCATAATTTCTTTCATCATTTCTTTGGGCTTGTCTCATCGTTCCTAGTCGAGTAGCATCTGCTTTCGCCTGGGCTAACTGTTCTTGTGCAGTTACTTGACCTTCTGTATCGTTATCTTCTATTGCTTTTTTAAGTTTAGCTTTTGCTGCTTCTGCAGCATTTGTTACTCTACCCTCATACTCAGATACATAACCTTTTCCAACGCTAGTATATCTTTCTTTTAATTCTTCATTTTCATCTTGAACATCTTTATAAAGTCGTTCCATTTCTCGCATACGACCAACAAGATTGTTAATTCGTTTTTTAACATTTTTACTGTAGTCTCCTAAGTCATCAGTTTTGTAAGGATCAGTATCTTCTGGAGTTTCAACTTTTTCCTCTTTAGCTTCAACTTTTTCCTCTTTAGCTTCAACTTCTTGAGGAGCTTCTTCTACAATTTCTTTTATATTACTTTCTTCTACAACAACTTCTTCTTTCGAATCTTCATCCTTTAAAGTTACTTCAACAGCGTTACCTGTTACATCTAAAGGAACTAATTTTTCTTCTGCCATATCTCTCTCCTAAAATAAACTTGCTGGCAGTATATCTTTGGGATGATCAATGACCGCCAGTATTTCATCATCATTCACTATTCGAAGCTCACCACCATCAATACGGATTCTAGATCCTGCATATTTGGTAATAAGAACCCAATCAGTACTCTTGCACCAAGGACCATTGGGAAATCTTTCTTTATCTTTATAAGCATCAGGGCCTACTTTTAAAACACGACAAACATTTGTAGCAATTTGTGCTTCTGCCACAGTTTCATCTGTAAGGTGTAAACCAGCTTTAGTTTTTTTCTCTAATAATAAAGGAAATAAAATAATTCTAAACCCCGTGGGCTCCGGAACTTTTCCTATTTCTTTTTTTGTTTTGTAGGGTTTTTCGTTAATATCTATGATATTATTTTCTCTGGTTATAATCTTCGATTTCGTCGTCATATTGCTCCTGTTTTTTTAGCAGGTCCGTGAGTTCCTGTATAGTTTCTCTATTTGCATGTATCTTCCCTAAGAGAAATTTATATTCCTCTAAGGTTTTTACATCGCCTGTTATAACTTGAAGTAGTTGATCTTGTCTAGTGTTTATTGTTTTTTTGAGATAATCTACAATTTTTATTATATCCATTAATTAGCCTCAAGCTCTAAAGCTAATTTAGTAGTTTCGTTTACTCTTCGTGTCCAACCTTTACCAAATGTTTTAAAGGTAGATAATTCTTCATAATATTTTTGTCTTCCATTTTGATAATGATCAATAGCATGTTTAACATTAAATTTATCAATATACTCATTAACTTTTGCTAATGTATTAGGTCCAATACCACCATCTGCTTTAGTAGCTACTAAAGTCTGAAGATACTTTGCTGCTCTTCCCGGTCCGGCATTAACACCAAAATCAAACACACATAAATCTAAACCTGAAGGTAAATCATCACATTTCATTTTATCCCAATAATTTTTTTTATATATTGGAGCCACATCTTCAAAAGTTAAATCTTTCATTTCCTTTTTTCCGCCCCATTCTTCGTAAACTCTTTTAGTTACACCAAGATTAGTTTCTCCTCCTGGATCATCAGGATGATTTACATATCCACCTTCATGATGAAGAATTGTTTCTAAACATAAATCGTAATTATCTTTCATTGTTTCCTTCCTTGTTAAACTCCACCCATAACGCTTACTATACGTTGCAAAAACATTTTTAAACTCTTCCTCACCCACCGTATATTTTTGTTCTAGGTCTTTTTTCTTTTAGCATTCTCCCAAATCCTCGTGGTTTTACAATAATAAATCCACCTTTTTTCTTCTTTACAAGGGGACCTGTTCCTACATTACGTTTACTTTTCATTGCTCCACCTGTCAGTGCTTGACCTTTCAATCCTAATCCTGTAGGATCACCTTTGGGTTTCGATGCAATAACTGGTTTTATTCCAGCAGCGTTTGCTTTCATTTGTGGAACTGATAAACCCCCATCCTTATACTCTTTAGCCCATCTCTTCGCTATTTCAGGTTCATTAGCAAATAAATATTTTTTTTGTTTCTCCGATTTAAAGGGCATTATTTTTTCTTAATCAATCCCATTGCACCTTTTCCAGCCTTCAATCCGAAGCTAGCTGAGCAGGCGATATATAATAAATGTTTATAATAATCCGGGAGTTGTTGCAGGGCTATAAACCCTTTTTCAACATGTTCTGTCATCCCAGGAAAAAATACTAAAACGGCAGGCCCAAGTAGGCAAATTAAAATTAGCTCATCTTTCCACGACCCTTTCATTTGGTCAACGGCTGATGCTTCCCATTTCACTTTCCCGGCGATCTGGTCTTCTTTCAGCTTGGTAGCTGCTTTTACTTCTGTAATTTTTAATTCTGCTTTTGCTTTTTTGGTCTCGACGAAGCCACGGACCGTGTCTGCGGCAACGCCGAGTAAGGGTTTTGCTAAAAGTTGCCAGACCATAGTCTAGGCTCCTCCTCCAATTTGGCTAAGTACGATAAGCACAATAATAGCTACTATACCGGCCTTAATCCAGTCCTTCATTTTCCAGTCCGACCATTCTTTCAGGTGTGACCATAAATCTTTAACTAAGTTCATAAAACCTCCTTGGTTAAAAGCCTGTTAGTCTACTACATGTTCACAGTTTTTGCAATCACATGATTGGCAAGAACTGCCATCACTACAATGACATCCGTGTCCGCAGTTTTTACACTCCATTAAAAGACGCCTTTAAAAGGAACCTTTTTAATTTGCATTTTACTACGTTGACCTTTTGGTCCTGAACCTAAATTATCAACAACTTTCGGTCCTTCGACAGCAACAGACGCTGTTGAAAGAATAGATGTTTTATTTTTATTAGGCCCTGCATAAGGATTGCCATCAGTTGTAACAGTCATTTTAGCATTTGGGTATTTAGAACCGTTTATATATTTTGGTTTAGGTATTTTCATAATATATTAATGTTTAGTGACTTTCTCGTGATCAATCAAGAGATTATTTGCGTATTCTAAAAAAGCAGGAACATCTTTAGAATTTACAAAATCTTTTAATAACATTCTGGATGCACATGTTAAAGCAATAGCCAATTGAACTGGATCAAGCTTATCTCTTACCAATAAATCATGAATAGAATTATAAACAATAGCCGTTAAATTGTTAATATCCGCATTATTACTATCTATATGATGTATACTAAACATATTAATACTTATTCCTTAATTTAGAGGGTTCATCAATCTTTTTTAATTGTATTTCCTCTCTAATTGTAGCGTGTCTATTAGCATTATCAATTTTTTCTTGCTCTTGTCTTGCATCAATCTCTACTTTTTCTTCATCAAGGGCTTGTTTTTCCCCATCTCTGTGTGCACGAAGTTCTAATTCTTCTGCACGCAAACCTAATTCTTCTTTTTTAAGTGTAACAAGTGGGTCTTGTTGCATTCCTTCTAGGTATTCTTGCTCTTCTGCTACCATTTCTTCTGTTAATTCCTTGATTCTAACAGCAGTTTGTTTAGCAATTTCAATTTCGAACTGTTGTTGTAGTTCTGGCGGTATCTGACCACCATATTGTTGTGTTAAATTTTGTATTTCTTGTTGATTTTTTGCCATAACTTCTTCTTTTGCCTGTTCACTAATGTGTTGAGATATATGTGATTGTATTAAAGACAAAACAGGAGGTGAATTTTTTACTAAATACGTCGACATAAAGGCACGATGAGTGTCAATATGAGCAACATGATCTTGTTGAGGAAACGCCATCGCTGGTTTTTGCAACAACATTTGTGAATTCTCTACTGCTGGGTCTGTTGGCATAGGTTGTGGTGGAGGCGGAAGTAATGCCTCTATATTTTGTACCCCCATTGCCTGATACATACGTCTATAAGCTTCGTATTGATTGTGGATTTGTGGATTTGCTTGTGCCAATTGTAATTGTGTTTGTGCTAACGTAATACGTTGAGCCATTGAAAAGATGTTAGGATCCGATACCGGCATAACATCCACACGATTATCAAAATCAGTTTGCTTAATCATTTGATTACCACCCACCACTGCATACGGATATTCCGGTGGTAAGTAATCTTGAATAATTCTTGCTAAAATTTTAAATTCTTTTCGTTGTGCATAGTGTAATCTTTTATGAATAGCACTCATGACTTTTGAACCTTGTTCAATAATAGCCATTGTTGTACCAACTGGGTTTGCTTGTGAACCTTCACCCATTTGCTGATCAGCTACTGAAGCAAATCTTTTTCCTGCATCAACTACATAACCTAATAAAGCAAATAAAGTTTGATCAGGTCCTTTGTAAGGAAGAGGCATAAGACCTTGTCGAAGATCACCGCTTGGTGCATCTATGTCTCTGAACTCTCCTGGTTGTAATGGTGTATCATCGTCAGCAATTCTAATTCCTCGTGCTTTAAATCCTGCCGGTAAATTAGATAATGTTCCCGCATCAACGAGTTGACGGAGAGCTGCCGTAGCAGTCCTGGACAAACCCCCCAACATATGAATAAGGCCAAAGCCATAAAAACCAAGACCTGGTAAAAATTTATAATGAATGAAGTATGGTATTTTTTTTCTAAGAGGATCTTCTTCTCGGTAGTTTCTGTAGATGGATAAAATTTTTCCTGTCCCCTCGTCAATAGTAACAACATACGGAATCTTTATACCTGTAGGTTCTCCTGATTGCTCGTCTTGATCTTCGAAACCTTCTATGTCTAAATCGCAATGCATCTCCAAAATTTCATACAACTCATCATAGTTAACTTTAGTAACACCCTCTAATTGATTATATTTTTTTTGAATACGGTCTTCTTCCATATCAGGACTCATTAATTCTATATCTCTATACATCCCTGCAACCTGAGCTTTACGAATTTCATTTTTTGTCATTTTTATGACATGCGTCACTCGTTCTGCTGATTGTAAATCAGTTGCTAAATAAGGAACAATTAAATCTTCACTTGGAATAAATTTAGATACAGGTCTTCCTAATCCTGCATCGTAATAAATTTTTTTGAAAGAAGAACCTGCTAGTGGTAAATAAAAAAGTAATTGATCTGTGTCTGCATCATACTCTTCCATCTCTTCTGTAATAAGAAAGTTCATGTATTCTTTAACACGTTGCGCTTGTTCTTCTACATTAACATCGTGTACTCCTACCACATTACATTTAACCGGACCTCCACTTGGAAGTAATTCTTTATAAGCTTGTGCTTGAAACTGGGTTACCGCTTCTGCTAGAAGTGGGTGTGTAACGTTACTTGCTCCTTGAAAGGGTTGAGAACGTTCAGTATATTTAAATCCTAAAAGATCTAAACCTTTTGTATAAGAAAAATACCATTCATCTCGTGAAGACTTATCATCTTCAAATTGTTCTCTCAGTTCAGATGAAATTGATTCTAATACATCATCTTCTAAAATTTCTGCTAAGTTTGCACCAAAAGGAATATCCTCTTGAATAGCTTCTTCTGCTCCAATAGTTACAGAACCATCTTCGTTTTCAATAATTCCTTCTCCTACTTCTTCTTGAATTTCTATTTCATTTGAAGCATCACTCATCGGATCTGATGGTGCTGGATCGTAACCTGCTGGTCTTTCTACTGCCATTATGTCGCCTTTCCGTAGCCACGTTTCGCTAGTCTACCTGATTGCGATCGTTTCTTTAAATCTTTTATTTCGTCTACAACATCTCCAAAACCTCCAAACTTACCAAGGGGTTTAATTTCCTTAACACTTTCTTCAAGTTTTTTTAATGATTTTTTTGTTGGGCTTTCTGTTACCATTATCTTCTTGCCTTTCCGTAGCCACGTTTAGCTGCGCCACCTGATTTCATTTTAACGACATTACCTGTCTTTTCTGCTTTCTTAATCATATTCATTGTTTTTTTATCAATTGGTTTTTTCTCAATAGTAATACTTAACATGCTACC